ATGGCGTTGCGTATCCTTTCCTGCGCGCTGTTCGTTAACCCCTGGATTATTTCATTAGTGAAGTTGTTACATGCCATTGAGGTTCCACTTTGTGTCATATCCGTCTTCAAATACAGCGTGGCAAACTTTGATAAGCGCCTGTCGTCGACGATCTTTCTGATTGGTTTTCAAATTGCCAGTTCGCTTGGGATTGTGCTGCTTTCAACGCCGACTGGGATACTCTTTGACCACGCAGGCTACCAAACAGTTTTCTTCGCAATTTCGGGTATTGTCTGCCTGATGTTGCTATTTGGCATTTTCTTCTTGAGTAAAAAACGCGAGCAAATAGTTATGGAAACGCCTGTACCTTCAGCAATATAGACGTAAACTTTTTCCGGTTGTTGTCGATAGCTCTATATCCCTCAACCGGAAAATAATAATAGTAAAATGCTTAGCCCTGCTAATAATCGCCTAATCCAAACGCCTCATTCATGTTCTGGTACAGTCGCTCAAATGTACTTCAGATGCGCGGTTCGCTGATTTCCAGGACATTGTCGTCATTCAGTGACCTGTCCCGTGTATCACGGTCCTGCGAATTCATCAAGGAATGCATTGCGGAGTGAAGTATCGAGTCACGCCATATTTCGCTATCAGGATTCTGTGTGATGGTTACATCGCCCGGCTCAGGGCTGTTTAGTCATCAGCGCTTTCTGACAGTGCTGAGATTTCAACCTGTTGCAGTAAAAATGAGTAGATATAAGGCAAGTGTGCTGCCAAACCCATCTTTTACGGGGTGAAGGTAGATTTCGTTTGAAGGGTATCTGGTGTCCCCTGCAGACATCTACTTGAGGCGGCAGGGGATTGATTGGAATGGTGTTTTTTAGATGTGAGAAATATTTTACCCGCTATTTTACCCATTGGCGCGGCTTAAGAGCTTATTTTTGAATTCACAATGGTCACGATATAACCATCTTGCTCGCCCGTGGATAACTTTGGCTTTAGGCAGGTCTCCGGACTTAATCCGGTCATAGATGAAGGTTTTACCGAAGCCAGTATCAGCCATGATGAATTTCAAATCAACCAGTGAATCAGGCTGTAGTTCGTGTTGCATGAGTGCTATCTCCGAATAGGGAATCGAACCTGCAAATCAGGCAATAAAAAACCGCCATCAGGCGGCTTGGTGTTCTTTCAGTTCTTCAATTCGAATATTGGTTACATTGTTTTCATATATGAATAAATAAATTAGCTTTTTTCGTTGCCTTCGCGTTCTTTATTAATTTTAACAAACTCGTTTTTACCACGCTCTCCAAATGCGTCTTTAGAGTCGTTGTATCCGCAATCGCAGCACACATAATCACCAGACCATCCACGCATTGTTTTTTCTTTTGCAATATTTCCAGAACCGCATTTTGGACAAGACATATCACTACCTCCAAAGCATGAGTGAGATGACAACGTAACATTGATTGGAGATTAACAATAGATTGCTGATGTAAAAGATATGTATAAGCTTCGCTTTCAAAGTGGAGGCTCTGGTAGCGGCATCCAGTGTGACGGTTTCCACGACGCACCAGGAATTATCCACCCATCATTAGCGTCAGGATGACCCGGGATGTAAGTCGCCCATTTCATTCGCCAGTCACCTTTCCTGTCAAACTCCACGGCAACAAGAACGGCTGTTTTGGTATCCGGCATTCGCTCACTACAGCTTATCCAGCCATCCGGAGTTACCGGAGAGTTGCCGGGTTCTTTAATGTGCAAGCGAGGCTCACCATCTTTTGGTTCAGGCCACTGGCGTTCCATGTTGATCTTCAATTTATTTTCCATAGCAGCGGTAATTTCAGCATCACTGATACCAGCACGGCGCTGTGCATCCCACAACAGGAACTGCATATCAGCCCACTCGCTAAGATCGTCTGGTTCGGCTGCGGCTTCCAGTGCCTCTTTTGAGAGGTGTTTCAGTGGACCAATGGGGCCAACGCAGCCAAATGTGGAGTCAGACCATTTGGCATGCTCGTGGCGAATCTGTTCGCGTTCCAGTGATGCCAGTGCAATTCGTGCCAGTTCCATTTGTTCGCCACGAGTAAGCCCGTTTTCAAGCGGATTTTTAATGAACAATTCAATACGTTCTTTGGTAATAGTGGTCATGTGTTAATCCTCAAAACTTTATGCCCGGGCGCAAAAGTACGTGTTTTGTCTTTGCTTATTCGCCACCCGTCTTTACGGGCCTCTTTTGCACAACCAGACCATGACGTACCGATATACTCACCGAAGTCTGGCACTGGATATACACCTTCCGTACACTGGCGACAATCACAATAGAGATGCATGGTGTAACTTGCAGCGATAGCCATATCACTCTCCTTTAGTCCGCAAGTAGTTTTTCCAGCGGTTTTGCGCCGCGCTGGGCTTTTTGCAACAACTGTGACCCATCACCCCGCAACACCCCATCAACCTCACTCGTCTGTTACTAATCCTCACCCATCGCCAGACCCCAACACCGTTTCTGCGAGCTAACAGAATCTTTGCTTTACGGTTTTTCATCGTTTTGCTCTCCTGCGTCTCTTTGCTGCTCGTCGTGCCGCTGCAATACCGGTATGGCGGCGCTTTGGTGCCGGGATGATGTTGTCAGCTATCAGGACATGTGGCTTTGCAATTAGCGCAGAAGCCCAAAAACGAGTCGGGTACGGTAACAAGCCGATACATGCCACACGCACTACTCACCCTCTTTGATGCGAATGCCTGCGGCGCGTGGCACATTAACTTCCACGATGCGCACTGTTGGTTTGTACATCTCAATCGCTGTCAGCCAGTCAGCTCCTGTCATGCGCTTTTCCGCATCGCCATTAGTCCACTGAACCGGTACACCAATAGCCTTCATCGCGATTTCTATTTCCCCGGCAATGGCGCTTTTTCCGCAACCAGTAAAACCAGAAACAACGACAAGAACTTCACCTTTGGCTGGTTTTATTTCCCGTGCTTCCAGTTCTGCTATGCGCTTACTTCCATCCGAGATAACACCTTCGTAATACTTACGCTGCTCGTTGAGTTTTGATTTTGTCTCCTCAAGCTCAACACGCAGCTTCCCTACCGTTAGCGCAATGTCCTCGTTCTCCTGGTCGCGGCGTTTGATATATTGCTGGTTTCTTTCCCGTTCATCCAGCAGTGCCTGCACTACTTTAGGGTTGAAAGCTGCGATAAATTCTGCGTTGTTCTCTGCATTTTTCTGGCCGTCAAAGCCAGGCCATTTGATAATGTCTCCGCAACGTTCATCCCCCGGCGTATGCACCGCATATGTATCAGTGCCCGGCGAAATGAATGCGACCCATTCGCCCTGTGTTGCCTGTTTTGCTAACTCACGCAGTGCCTGATAGTCAATCTTGCTCACTGGTTGCCTCCTTTACGCCACATCGCATTCAGATATTTGTTTTGATTCACTGATGGAAAAGAATTTCTCTTAAGCAATTCCTCTCTCGATGGCATTGGCTTTACGCGCTGGCGAATAATCATTTCTGCCGGAAGAATGCCGGGATTGTATGCAAGTCCTCTCATGATTTACTCTCCACGAACTGGTCAATAGCCATGCTAAGTGACACACCTAAAGTCTCGATATGCTGCTGAATATCCTGTAGCGTCTGCGCCTGAGATAACAGGATTTCACGGTTGCATAACTCTTTAACCAGATGCTCAAACTTGCTGTAATAACCGATACGACTTAGTGTTTCTTTCCCTGCATTCTCGTCTTCTTTGATAATTCCTCTTTCGCTAAGAATCAGATCGTGTTTTGTTCCGGTAATAACGTATTTTCCGAGGTCGATGTTTAGCTTCATTGTTTTCATTGTTAATTCCTCAGTCATTACTGATAGCGCCATAGCGTGAGCGGTAATTACGCAGGCGCGGGTCGATATATTCAGGGAAGTGGGTGTATGTGGCTTTGCGGAATGGTCGGATTGATGTCTGGTAAATTCGCTCGCGTTCTTCTTTCTCTGCAAGCCATATACAATGGCGAAATTCCTTTTCCTCTTTCGTTTCCTGCGGTAGCGACATTATCAGGTCGTAGTTTTTCCTGAATTTATCCAGCACCTCCGATACGGAATTGCCGGAACAGCGGCGCGGGTCATCCGCACCATACAGAGGCGCTGGCATAATTAAATCCTTATTTTTCTAAATCAGAATGGGATGGAATCGTCGTATACAGGAGTGTTCTGCTGGTTACTACTTTGCTGCTGCGGGCTGTTTCCTGAAGTTGCAAATCCAATCTTTGCATTCAGTAATTCAAGAGTGATGGATTGACCATTTTGCCCCTGATAAACATCAACCCTGATGTTTTCTCCGGTAATTTCCACAATGCCACCTTCAACAAGAACACTACGGTAGTAATCCGCTTGCGCTCCCGGCTTGGCAAATACAACGGTGCTGTAGTTTGTCCATTCTTTCTTTTTTGTCTGGCGATCGTAATACTGAACGCCAGCACGGATGTTGAATCCGATATTTTCCCCGGCCTGAAACTCTCTTGCGGGCTTGTTTAGTCTTACAGTAATCGAATGTGCCATTAAGCAGCAGCTCCTTCTAATTCGTCTCGTCTGATGTTGTAAACGTCCTGCGCTTTGTGCTGCTCCGGTGTGCCTTCGAGCATCTTCCACGCTTTGGCGAACGCCTGTTTAAGCTCTTCCACGGTGTTTTTCTGCAATGCTGCGTCAGTGAATGCTTTTAGAACCTGTTCAGGTGTAGGTGATGGTTTTGATTGCTTTGCTGCTGCGTTCTGCTGATGTTTATGCTCGTCGGTATCTGCATCTTTCGCATCATCAATGCCGAACAAACCATTGAGGCAATACTTGCGTGCATAAGAGCTTGTAGCTCCCGTAACTTGTGCAGAATCCATTCCTTTCTTGCTTTCTTCCTCTCGTGCAAGAGCGGTTGCCGTATGACTGTTTTCGCCATCGGTAATAGTTGCCGTGGCTTTCACGTAATACCGATCACCAATCAACACAACTTCATCGCTGATTGATAAAAACAGGCCATTCAGTAACGGCTTAACGCCTTCAAGAATGTCTTCGCAGCTTCTGTATTTATATTTACCGAATGAGTTGTACTGATTCTTTGGCGCGTTCAAGTTCTCCTGAATAGCTGCCAGTCTTGCGTAAAATTCTTTGCTCATATGTTTGTTCTCAGAATGGGCATGGCCCAAGGAAATAACGCTGATTTAATACTTCAGTCTTTGCCGCATTTAAAAAGACGCGAACACCTTCACGATCTCCCTTCTGGCGATACATTAACGCCTGCTGCGTGTACATGCGTCTCTGTAACTTGCTCTCCTTCACGGTGGTTGCAAGTGACAT